CTTCTGTATACTTGCATTAAAAATGATGAGTACCCACCTGCCCTGCTGCTTGGGTTCGTCAAGACTGCGGAGGTAACATTCTATACACCACGTAAGCAGCCGACAGTACACAAGGTATTGGATGCAGTCGATGAGGTGTGTCGTACTCAGAGTAAGAAGCTGCGCCAGAAGTTCGGAGTGTTTCTATAGGTAGAGTGGTATGAAAACAATCATTCATGTGAATCAACACGCTGTCAAGGCTAACGTCAAACATGGGACTGACAATCCTGTGTTGACTGTTAAGACTTACAAAGAGAACCGCTACGCACACGAAGTAGACATCAAGGGGGACAGCAAGATTGTGTACTCCCCTGACAAGCCGCTGTCGTGTGGTGCGAGAGTATGGATTGAAACAGAAGCTGAAGTCATCATAAGGAGATAGGAATGAACGAACGAATCAAAGAACTAGCTGAACAGGCGGGGCTATACGTTGGAGTACAGGTAGCGCATGGGGTAGAACTTGAACGCTTTGCCGAGTTGGTGCGCCAAGATGAACGAAAGGCGTGTCTTGCTATTGTTGAAACGCACCCAACGGTACGAGCAATGAGCATAGCAATCAGAGCAAGGGGAGAGAAATGAAACTTACATTCATATCAGAGCAGTATGGCACAACGGTCGAGATCAATTTTGAAGCTACGCATATTGACGAAATCCGAGAAATGTTTGACCAATTCCTACGTGGATCGGGGTTTCATTTTGAGGACGAAGAAGATATGTATACAAAACAGGAGAATGTAGACACGTTCGAAGAATGTGTACACGAAAGCGACAAATTTTTACATGAAGAAATCGAAATTCTGAAGTGGGAGGTTAAACGTGCTAATTGATATAAAGCTTAAAATGGCAGAGCATAAAAAATAGTTGTCCACCTTCAAGCCCCACCCAGACCCTGCATCAGCATGGCTTTTCCACGAACCAAGAGTCCAACTACTAGGAGCTAATTATGATGACCGAAGATGAAGCATTTAACATTATGGAAGCAAGACAAGAGGCGCGCCTTGCCGATGAGCACCAAGTGCGTACTGCCAACGCTGTACTTATTGCACGTGATAAGCAAGTGGGCGGTAAACATTACAAGAGTATGTCTGTGCAGCCTTGGGATGTGGTTGATACGTGGCCACTGCACCAACGCATTGGGTTCTACCGAGGTAATGCGCTGAAGTACATCATGCGCATGGGTAGTAAGGACGAGAGCATTGAGGAGATCGGTAAGGGTGTCCATTACCTTGAGAAGTTACTAGAAGTCATCAAGGAGGCAGCGAGATAATGGACGTAGTAACGATCGACTTCGAGACTTACTATGATCGGGACTACTCACTATCGAAGCTGACAACGGAGGCGTATGTACGTAGCCCTAGTTTTGAAATCATCGGGGTCGGCATCAAGGTCAACGATTACCCAACCGACTGGTACAGTGGCGATAACCCCGGCAAGTTTCTCAACAGTCTTGATTACAGGAACAAGGCTATCCTATGCCACCACACTGCGTTCGATGGTGCCATCCTCTCATGGCACTTTGGTATCCGCCCCAAGCTCTGGTTGGATACGCTCAGTATGGCACGACCCTTACACCAACTCACTGTAGGTGGATCACTTGCGAAGTTGGCTACGTACTACGGGCTAGGTAAGAAGGGCGACGAGGTAGTAGCTGCGTTAGGTAAGCGCCGAGCAGACTTCACACCACAAGACCTTGCACAGTACGGCAAGTACTGCATTAACGATGTGGAACTTACTCGGCAGTTGTTTAACAAGCTGAAGGTGGGCTTTCCTGTCAGTGAGTTGTTGGCTATTGACCAGACACTGCGGATGTACACCGAGCCTGTCATCGAGTTGGATGTGCCGCTACTTGAGGAACACTTGGTGCAGGTACGTGCTAAGAAGGTGGCGCTCATGGAGGAGGTAGCAGTTACACGTGAGGACATCATGTCCAACCAGAAGTTTGCCGATGCACTGCAACAGCTTGGAGTTGAGCCCCCTACAAAGACGAGCCCCACTACGGGTAAGCAGACACTTGCGTTTGCCAAGACAGACAAGGCGTTCACTGACTTAGCAGAACATACTGATGTGCGTGTGCAAGCTCTTGTCGCAGCACGTTTAGGTGTGAAGTCCACACTTGAGGAAACACGTACAGAGGCGTTGATCGGGGTGGCAGCGCGCGGTGCGTTGCCTATCATGCTGAACTACTACGGCGCACACACCGGACGCTTCAGTGGTGGTGACAAACTGAACCTTCAGAACTTACCAAGCAGGGGCAACACTACGATTAGACGGGCACTCAAGGCTCCCGAAGGACACACGGTTATCTCGTCAGACTCCTCACAGATTGAGGCTCGTACTGTGGCGTGGATCGCAGGGCAAGAGGACTTAGTGCAAGCCTTTCGTGAGGCACGTGATGTGTACTCAGAGTTTGCCACCGAAGTCTATGGTCGCAAGATCACCAAGGCTGACAAGGTGGAACGCTTTGTAGGTAAGACCTGCATCCTTGGGCTTGGCTACGGCATGGGTGCTGAGAAGTTACGCCGCACACTAGAGCTTGGTGCAGGTGGTATCAGTGTGAACATCGACATCGGTGAGGCAGAGCGCATCGTTCGGATCTATCGCACCAAGAACTTTAAGATCGTGCAGTTCTGGCAGAAGTGTGGACACGCATTGACTGCGATGATGCAAGGTGGAAGTGGCAACCTACATGACGTACTGACCTATGACAACACCGGCATAACACTCCCCAACAAGTTTAGGATTCAGTACCCTGCACTGCGCCAGGCGACTAACGGATTTGAATACATCAACGATGCACGACAGCATAGGAATTTTTTATCTGGGGCTGAGGCAACATGGACACGCATCTATGGTGGCAAGGTAACAGAGAACATCGTCCAAGCACTGGCGGCAATCGTTATCCGTGAGCAGATGGCTACAGCAGGGCAGCACTACCACGTAGCGTTCCAAGTCCACGATGAAATCATCATCACTGCACCTGATGGTGAGGCAGAGCAAGCCGAGACCAAGCTCATGGAGATTATGTCAGCCCCACCCAAGTGGGCAGCAGATTTACCTGTGGCGTGTGAGTCAGGAAAAGCTAAGAACTATGGCGATACCTGATGTATACTCAAGATTCCAAGACTACCGAGACCTCACGGACACCCGTGGGGCACACCGCCATGCGCCTAAGCCATTCGTATTCATCCATTAAGTTGTTTGAGAACTGTCCTCTACGCTACTACCGCCAACGTATCACCAAGGATGTGAAGGATGAGGGTGGTGAGGCATCCAAGCACGGCGAACGTATCCATGCGTTCCTAGAGAACCGACTCAAGGGTGCAGGTTTGCCTGTGGAAGTGGCGCAGTACGAGCCCCTATGCAAGTCAGTCGAACAGCTTGCCAGTCAGGGTGAGTTATTCATCGAGCATGAGCTAGTGCTAAACGACAACCTTACACCAACAGGTTGGTGGGACACAGACGCATGGCTGCGTAGTAAACTTGACGTCTTTGTAATCATAGGTGCAGACGCAGTGGTGATGGACTGGAAAACAGGCAAGCGCAAGGCAGATAACTTTCAGATGGAGTTGTTCGCAGCGCAGGTGTTCAAGCATTACCCAGAAGTGCAGCGTGTCAAGACCAGTCTGGTGTGGCTCAAGACGATGGAGATGGACACTGAACAGTTCACCCGCTTGGATATGAACGCTATCTGGGCTGAGGTTATGAAGCGTATCCAACGTATTCAAGATGCTTACGAGCATGGCAACTGGCCGGCTAGACCGAGTGGGCTGTGCGGGTACTGCCCTTGCCGACATGATTGTGACTATGCTAGGGTTTAACCTAATACAAATTACTTGACACAGATGTAAAGGAGAGTATAATGGGTAGCTCAACACCAGAAGGTAAGATTAAAGATAAGGTTAAGGCTCTGTTCAAGGAGCACAAGGTTTGGTATTTTCTACCGGGTAACAATGGGTTCGGTAGGTCAGGTGTACCAGACTTCGTAGCTTGTGTGGATGGGTACTTTATCGGTGTCGAATGTAAAGCAGACAAGACCAAGAAGCCTACCGCATTGCAGCTAAAGTGCGGAGAGCAGATCAGGCAAGCGGGTGGGGTATGGCTACTGGTCTACGATGATGAGACGTTGGCAGAGCTATTAGATTATGTGACGATAGCACAGGACATGAAACAATATGTTGGTCGTTGAGAAAGCCCATGCACTGGCGTTGAAGTTAAACAATCCGAACAGAGTACTCGATAGTATCCCGTCAGCTCGTACCTATGAAGTGCGTGGTGTGCCACTGGTCATTACACCGCATCGGTTGGATGAGGTTAAGGTGTTGAATAACCTCGGCATCAAGGCACCCTCTCCAATCCTGCACTACTATGACTGGCCGGGACAGTTCACACCGTATGAGCATCAGCGGCAGACCGCAGCGTTCCTGACACTACAGCATCGAGGTTTGGTATTGAATGAGATTGGTACAGGCAAGACACAAAGCGCACTGTGGGCAGCAGACTATCTGATTAAGATGGGTAAGGTCAAGAAGGTTCTGATCTTGTCACCACTGTCCACGTTGGAACGAGTGTGGGGCGATGGGATATTTACTGGGCTCATCCACCGTAGGTTTGTAGTGCTGCATGGTACGGCAGAGAAGCGCACGAAGTTACTACGTACTGAGGCTGACTTCTACATTGTGAACCATGACGGGTTTCCGATCATTGCAGATGAAGCCATTGGTAAGTTCGACCTTGTGATTGTGGACGAGGCAGCAGTGCTGCGTAACCCATCGACACGTAGGTTCAAGATCTTTCGTAACTGGATGGACAAGAATCCTGATACACGTTTATGGTTGATGACTGGCACACCGACACCGAATGATCCGACAGACTCATGGGCACTGGCACGACTGGCTAACTCACCGTTCCTGACCAAGACATTCACGGCGTTCCGTGAGCAGGTGATGATGAAGATTGGACAGTGGAAGTTCGTACCCCGCCCTGAGTCAGCCGAGATTGTGAAGCACATCCTGCAACCTGCTGTACGTTATACCCGTGATGAGTGTTTCGATTTACCAGACACCATCATCCAGACTAGACAGGTGGACTTAACACCGGAGCAGAAGAAGCATTACTCACAGATGTTGAAACACTTTGTGACTGAGATGCAGACCGAGGGTACGATTACCGCGGTCAACGAGGCAGTGAAGATTCAGAAGTTAGTACAGATCGCTTGCGGCGTGGCGTATGGCGATGACGGTCAGCATATTCAGATCGACTGTTCACCACGAGTCAACCTTGTGAAGGAGCTTATTGAAGAAGCCGGAGAGAAAGTAATCGTGTTCGTACCATTGACGGGAACGCTGCATATGTTGGAGCGTGAACTAGGCAAGCACTTTACTGTGGCTGTGGTCAACGGAGAAGTATCTAGTGGCAAACGCAACCAGATATTCCATGACTTCCAACACAGCGCAGACCCTAGAGTATTGATCGCTCACCCCGGAACGATGGCACACGGACTGACACTTACCTCTGCGTCCACGATCATATGGTATGGGCCAAGCAACAGTAACGAAACGTATGTCCAAGCCAACGGTCGCATCGAACGTATCGGTAAGAAGCACGTGTCGAACGTCATCCACATCGAGAGCACAGAGCTTGAGCATATGGCATATGAACGACTGAAGAACAAGCAGAAGTTGCAGGGACTACTGCTTGATATGATCCAACAACAAACAGGAAGATGACATGAGCGAAGCCGCAGGATTAAACGTAGGGGATGTTATCCGTACCTACATGAAGTTACGTGACCAGAAGGCAGCCATTGAAGGCGAAGTTAAGGAGCGTGTCTCCGACATTAAAGCCAAGATGGAGAAGTTGGAAGCCTTCCTCAAGGCACAGATGGATGCGCAGGGGCTGACAAGTTTCAAGTCAGACCACGGCACTGCGTTCCTAACCACCACAGACTATGCAAGCGTGGCGGATTGGGATAGTGTGTTGGACTTTATCCGTACCAACGAAGCATACGATATGTTAGAGAAGCGAGTCAGTAAGATGGCAGTACGAGGATACATCGAGCAGACTAAAGCAGTACCACCCGGAATCAACTATGGCACTAAGTTGGAAATAAACGTCCGTAAACCCGGTGCCAAAGCAGAAGACTAGACCCCCCGCTCACCTTAAGGAGAACCCTATGAGCAATGCACTTATCCCTACAAACATTCAGATCCCCGCCCACCTTGCGGCACGTGTCGGAGTTCCGTCAGCACTGGCCCAGTCCATGACGGGTGGCTTGTCATCTGGCAACTCGTTCCCACGTATTAGCATCAAGGGCGCTCGCTTCCGTATCGTCGAAGGCGACACTGAGACTGTATTGGAATCCACCACACTGGATGTTGTTGTTGTCGGCGCTAACCCCCGCCTGTCTAAGACTTGGTACGCCAAGCAGTGGACACCTGACGCTGAGCCACAATCACCTGACTGTTTCTCGTTGGATGGTATCGGCCCTGATGCTGAATCTAAAGACCCACAAAATGATGTGTGTGCTTCCTGCCCACAGAACGCATGGGGTTCCAAGGTAACGCCACAAGGGCAAGAGATCAAGGCGTGTGCTGACCTCAAGCGTCTGGCTGTTGTGTCGGCTGACGATCCATCTGGCCCTGTCTACCTGTTGTCAGTAACACCTGCCGCACTGAAAGGTTTGAATCAGTACCAGAAAGAGTTGTCAGTACGTGGTATCCCGCCAGAGATTGTCAAGACACGTGTATCATTTGACACTGACGCATCGTTTCCCAAGCTGAAGTTTACCTTCGGCGGATTCCTTGAGGCTGACACACAAGAGATTGTGGACAAGCTGTTCGGTTCGGATGAGGTCAAGGAAGTTACTGGCGAGAGCGCTCGTCAAGCAGTGGCAGTCCCTAGGATTGCTGCTCCACAAGTTGCACCGAAACCCGCTGTGAAAGCGGTAGTCCCCGTTGAG